AGGTGGATTGATTACATCATATCCAGATCCACCATTTAAAACATCAAATTCTTTTAATGGACCATAATAAATTCTATCTCTAGACTCTGGTGAAGAAATTTCAACACCATCAATTAAAATACCAATGTTACCAATATTTCTTGTAGTCTCTTTTACATCACTTAGAGACTGTTGAATTGGGAATTTTCTGAGAATATTATTTGAAGAAATGAATCTATTCTCATGACGCTTCAGTGTAAAAATGTGCTCCCCTACAGTATTATCTGGTGGAAGCAAGTTGGTTGCTTGATTTGCGTTAAGAAGTGATTTTGAAGAAAAAAGTTTAATCTTATTAGAACCAACAACCTTTACATAGTATAATTCACCAGACTGTAAACCTTTTAGTGGATTTTCTGCCGTATATACGATTTCATCCCCATCAATGAATCTAACTGGATTTGCAAATTTAATTTCATCATAAGTTAATGTATATGCATTATATCCATCCAAATTATTTGCAGAACCATCTGAGAGTTTCGATTCAACAATTTCATCTACAATCTCATATCCAGGAAGAGAATGAGATGCAACATATCCATATTTTCCATTATCATCAGTATAGACATTCAGAGTATTGGCAATGTACCTATCATTCCCAAATTTTAGATTGGAAGTTGCACTAGATGCTTTGATAATATTTCTTCTTATAGAATAAGAAACACCAGCAGATGCAGTAAATCCGCTAAGATTTGTCAAAACAACTTCATTGGATGAGGGGTTTATGCTACCAACAGTTGCATTTGAGTGAGCAACAGTATTGCTACCACCAACAAGAATATCTACAGAATCACCAACTCTTAAGAATGCTTTATCAATCAGATCCGTAGCTAAGATGAAAGTTCCTCCCTGAATTGAGGATACTTCAATTCTTGTGCTGGTATTGTACAACCAAGAATTTGCAAAAGATTCTTTGAATGTCTTTTCACCGAGAGGATTCTCAATAATTTCTCCAACATTTTTTACAAAGATCTCCTCACCAACTTCCATCAGTGGAATATCTTCGAGTGCTTCGAAATCTGAAAGTACTCCAGTTATACGAAGTTCTACTTTTCTCTCAGTATCTCCATCCTCATATCCAAAAACAGTTTCATTTGCTCTAATACCATCACCAAGAGCAATTGCATTAGTGATGCCACTACAACCAAAGAACTGATTTATACTCTTATTCGTATACGTTATGACACTACCGTTAACATTCAGTTCTCCAGTTTGTCCAAATCCAATGGTAGAATCTACACTAATAACAGAAGAACCAATAGAAACCGATTCTAGTGCTCTAGAAAATCCTGGAATATCAAATGTTCCTTCAACCAAATCTCTATCATTATATCCAATGAAGAGACCAAGTTTGTAGAATGTTCTATTATCTCTTGTGAAAATTTCTACATCAGATACTGAAGCATTGGTATCTAAATCCGTCGATCTAAAGATCGTCTGACCTTCCAATCTAAAAGGATTGCCTGAAATTTGTTCTGCAATGATGACTTCCCTTCTTACAAATTCTGCAGAAGATGGTTTAATTAATCTACTCTCAAGATCAATTACTTTTGCATTTACTCCATAAAGAACCTTGAAAAGAATTCTAATAGATTCTTCAATACCTTTTGATTGGTATAAGTTTCTAATATGTTTGATGAATGTTCCAACGTTCAAATCAGAAACAAAAGTCTCCTCTTCAAATCCTGGAGCAAATGTTTTCTTTATCTTCTTATAGAACTCTTGAAGAAATAATGCACTTAAGTTCTGAACTTCAGATTGTGCCGCATGTGAAGCAGCGGTTGTGTCTGAAAAGATTACATTTTGGCGATTTGCATTAACAAAATATTCTCTAGACCTATCGTCATATCCAGTGATTCCACTAAACCCACGAATACAACCAGTAAATGTAGTTTCGGTTTTACCAGTATAGGTAATAACTTCATCACCAATCTTTAAAAGACCATACTCTTCTGGATATCCTTTTGTTGAGGATACAGTAATTGTTGTGGACGATGCCGTTATATCGGAAGAAAGTGTTGTTTTACCAACGACAACCTCAGGTACAAGATTATCAATCTTGATATACCTATCAAGGTTATCGACCAGGTCAACGTTACCTCCCTGATGTTCTTGAGAGATATAATACTGTTTGAAGAATTCTACTGCTTTTGGAAAATCAGCTACTAAAAATTCTGGAAGTTGGCTCTCAATAATTTTATTGAGTTGCACTCTCTTCTCAAAATGCGACATATTTTACTTCCTCTCTAAGGCTCCGTTTGAATAACTTGAAGTATAGTAATCTCTTGTGAAAGAAACGCCAGAAATGTCCTCACCAGATGCAATGACATCTTTAACCATATTTATTGTGCTATTAGGAATGTCAAATGAGAGGTAGAGGTCTTTAAGACCTACAACATCATTTGAATCTGGGAATGCCTGAACCTCAATAATGTTGTTCTGTGCAACAGTGGATGATATATTGATTGTTGTAATATTGATTTCACCAGTCTTATAATCAACAGTACCAATAGATTTTTGAACAACCTGAAGTTTATCCTCTGCAGTTCTTCTGATTGCAGAGATAACTCCCATACTGCTACCATCTAAGTTACCATTTTCATCCTTGTTTGGAACATCAGTAAAGTAAACAGTGTCACTAGATCCAGCAATAGTAAATCCAGTACTCTTGATATTGAATCCTTCTGGATTAATATAGAATCTATTACCAAAGCATAATTCATACTGGGCAAACTGATTCACCAATACCTTCATATCTCTTCTAATTCTTACCTTAGTGATATTAGAAGTGATAGAATTCTCCACACGGTCAATAAGTTGAAGAACTTTACTGTACTTAAATCTTCCACCGAAGCGATTCATGTCAACATCTTTAGAATAAGATGTTAGTGAAGAAATAATATTTGTTCTCAAATCGTCTACATTTGAGACTTGTTGTGTGTTATAGTAAACTGTTGAGTCAAGTTCAACATAGAGAATCTTAAGGTCAACAATCTTTTGATTGATGCCTGCAATTGAATATTGCTTAATCTTATTCAGAATATTCTGCTTATCAAAGTCTGAAATATAAGTTCCATTCTTTGGTTTGATACTAATTTGAACAGTTCCAAATTGTGGTGGAACTAACTCTTCACCACCAACAACAGCAACAGATTCTGTGTTAGGATAGATGGAAGCAATGATTGCCTCATAATCCCTTGATGTAACCGCTCTGTACTGTGCAGAATACAGTCTAGGAGCGAAGTACTTGATTGATGATACATTCTCTATCTCACCGCCGTTAATCGCCCTCTGAACGGTTGTAACGGGGATAGAGGCACTAGGAATAACTCTTACACCAGCAGAGTCGACAAAATTTCCTTGGAAGTCAAAGAATGATGGTCCGTTTCCTGCCTCACCATCAGTAACAAGGTATCTAATGGTAATAACTGCATTGTTTTCCAGTTTCTTACCAAAATAACCATCACCAAACAGAAGTTCATATCTTTCATCCTGTACTTCTTGCAGTAAGAAGATTTCGGACTTATCATTGATGTTTAAAATGTTATCAACCAGGTGATATTGACGTCCAAGACCTGTATCATTCACTCCTTTTACATAAGCAGTGATGGTTGATGTATCAATATTTGGGTTATCGAGGATGAATCTCTGGTCTTGTGCCGTATTGACCAAAAACTGTCTGGTTAACAGTGAACCTTGATATACCTGAATGGGTCTTGCTGCAGATCCAAACTGTGCAACACCATTTACAACCGTTGCAGTAACATCTTCGGGTATTGAGAACCTATATGTTGAGTTATCTGCTGCTCCAACACACACCAGACCCGCTTCAAGAGTGACAAAAGCACTACTAGTAGTGGTTGGTACCGAAAAGGTTATCTGTGCCCTAGAGGCGGTTTTAGAGCGTGGTATGTAACCAATGTTTCTTGCTAAGGAAACCACATTTTCACGTACTGTCGCCCCGTCGAGGAACGATTCATTCACTACAAGGTTTGCATTGAATGCATTAATGTAGGTATTGTAAGCAAGAGTATCGATTAAGACTGAAAAATTAGACCCTTCAAAGTCAAAATCCGTGAAATTTGAATTTGCACGGAGATAATCTTTGATCTGGGTCTTAATTTGGTCGAAATCTAGGTTAGTAAACTGTGTAAAAGGCATTTTTTATCGCGTCGCCTCTAGTATGAACGAAAAGGCTTGAGGTGGAAAATCTTGTCCAACAATATCGAAGTAAACTGTTACGTCAAATGAGTTGTCGTCAGGTCTTGGATCGACATCAACACGTACATTTTCAACTCGATCCTCAAAAAATTCAATCGTATTCTGTATTTGGTCTTCAATGACTGTTGCAGTTGCAAAATCAACGAATCCAAATAGACTTTTACGAATATCTGTACCCACTAAAGAGTTAAAAAACCGCTCAGTTGGAATTGTTTCCACTAAATTGCGTACAGAACGAACGATTGCACGCTCATTTGTCAAGACAGGAAGGTCTTTCGTCACAGGATGTGGATCAAAAGCAAAACTAATGTCCTTAAATGCCCTAGAAACCCTTTGTGTCGCCATTGTATGGGTAGATTTTTCTGAATTTATTTATACCTACTACCCAGAAATCTTACCATAAGAAGGTTCTGTACCATAATCCCAATCATCATAATCCTCATCATTACGAATTTTCTCATGAAGTTCGTTCTGAGTCTTAAAATCGTGCTTTTTTGGTGTTAAATCATCGTTTGCAATCTCACGAAGCATCTTTTGATGCTGATGATTTGCTAAATTATCCAAAAAATCACTGTTTGGTTGCATTGATCCATAGTCTGAGATGAGTTTTGTGGTACCCCACATCTCTCTCATGTAGTTTTCATCTCTATCGACAGGTGAATTGCCCATTTTAGCTCCTGATTTACAGTGAAATCAGAACTTTTAGAGGGGTTGCTATCCCTTAAACGTATTTATTGACAAAAAAAGGGGTCCAAAGACCCCAATATATTAACCTTTGCCTTGCCCGCGATACATCTTACGTGCCTTATTACGAGAAGTAGCGGCATACTTCGTATTCGTCCCTTTGCCTTGACGAGTCTTCTTCGGTTTTACGGGTGTAAAACCGCTCTTGTTCACACCAACCTTTGATTTAACTGCCATAATACTTTAACCTACCTTAGTGATTTTTGTTTCAATGTTTGAGGGATTTGGAGTGCCTTTCTGATAATACTCTATCGAAAGGTCCTCCATAATATCAAAGTATTCCTCTTGAGTCAAGCCCTTATAAAGGACTTTACCTTTGTGGAGAATTGTATAAGACTCCTGCGCCATTATCAGATCACGCGAGTCTTTTCGTGACCGACGCGGATGCGAGGATCACACCAAATCTCAAATCCTGCTTCTTTTGCATCCAGACAGAAACTTACATCCTCTCCACACATATCCTGAACCTCACCAGATTCAAAGACCTGCATCTTCGGTGCAAACCAAGGATACTTCATCTCATCATGCTCAAACACTCCGTGCTTAATCAGAAGCCATCCAAAACCTGCATAATCAACAGTGAAAGGCTTCTTACGCTTGACAATACTCTCTAGCGTTTCATGATTCATTACTCCACC